GTCTCTCGCACGAAACCTGGAGTGGCTGGTCTGTCGAGTCCGACTTGCTGACTCCCTCTGACGGGTTCGAGCTGGAGTTGTTCACGCGCGACACCATCAAGTTGCCCAAGGTATTGGTCGAGGGCGCGAGTTGTGAACTCACGCTGGGTAAGGACCGGGTTCTGACAGGGCAAGTCGATGACTTTGAACATGATGTCTCGCGCCGGGGCATCTTCATTCGGGTGGTCGGACGAGACAAGGCTGCCAGTCTGGTCGATTGCTCTACGCCGTTCGTTGCCATGCGTGAAGCCTCTCTGGCGGACATCGTGAAAGAGGTTGTAAAGCCGTTGGGCATTACCCGCGTCGAGATCCGGGCTGAAAACGCCAAGATCCGTCGTCGTATCCAAATCGAGCCAGGCCAGTCAGCCTGGGAGGCCCTCCTGCAGGTCGCCGAGGCGAACGGTCTGTGGCCATGGGTTGAGCCTGACGGTTTATTGGTCGTCGGCGGTCCTGACTACACCTCGGCTCCTGTTGCGACCCTGGTAATGCGAGAGGATGGCCAGGGCAACAATATGGAGCGTTTGTCTGTTCATCGATCCATTGCCGGACGCTACAGTCAGATCACCGTCCTGGGCCAGCATGGTCAATATGCCAATGATGGTCTCGATACCACGCGATCACACCTACGCTCAGTCATCCAGGATGAAACCCTGGCTAGACGTGGCATCTTTCGTCCCAAAGTGGTGATCGACAGTTCAAGTGAAAATCAGGACATGGCCACCACACGTGCCCGCAAGCTGTTGGCTGACAGCCGACTGGAAGGGTTTGAGGCACGTGCAATTGTCAAAGGGCATCGAGCGGGCAACGGCCGTGTGTGGACGCCAGGTCAGCGCGTCATCATCCGCAGTGAGCCACATGAGCTGGATGGCATCTACTTTCTGATGGCGAGAACACTGCGGCTGAGCCGCACTGAGGGTGCAATTACCGAGCTGCGGTTTCGTGAAGACAAAATGTGGGTGCTGGACGGTAATCCTGTCAAGAAACATAAGGGTAAGGCAAACCCCGATGCCGCTTTCATCGAATACATTCGCGGGCTCTAACCGGGGGATCTGAATGAGAAGTTTGGCGCGGTTGATGAAAACTCAGGCGGCGAGTGAACGGCGAAATTTCCGGCAAGCGTTTCGCGCTGTGGCTGTCGGCGATACCCAGAGCGCGATAACCGGTGTTGAGATGCAGGGCCTGGCCGGCGAGTCTGTTTCCGGCGAATTGTTCCAGCACTACGGCTTCACCTCGGCCCCTTTGCCGGGGGCGGAATACATCGCCATTCCTGTTGGTGGGAACAGTAATCACACGGTTGTCATCGCGACAGAGGACGGCCGTTATCGTTTGAAGGTACTCGGTGGAGAGGTCGCACTTTACTCGGACGAAGGCGACCACGTGCACCTCAAGCGCGGCCGCGTGATCGAAGTTGAAACCCAGACACTTCTGGTCAAGGCCGGTACTAAGGTGCGGTTTGAAACGCCGCGTATTGAGACTACTGGCGAAGTCCAGGCGGATGGAAACATCCTGTCTGCTGGCGAAATCATCGACCATACCCGAAGCATGCAGGCCGACCGCGACATCTATAACGGTCACCAGCATGGCAACAGTCCAACACCGACTCAGCAACAGTGAATGCAATGGCACGCTGATAATTCGTCGAGCTGAAACTGCGTTGCGCGCGCACGGGAGGCAATCTACTGCCCTATGGACGCAGGCATAAACCCAACCTCAGGCGATTTGACAGGCCAGCGAATTTCAACGCTGGCAAACGCCGTATACCTGCGTCTTATGACTCCGGTGGGCAGTTACTGGGCCGATCCATCATTGGGCTCGCGACTGCATGAGCTACGCCGCGAAAAGGACAAGGCTCGTGTCGGTCGTCTGGCCAAACAGTACGCCGAGGAAGCACTGCAGGGCCTGATAGATGATGGACGTGCCACATCCATTGAGATCAGCGTCGAGCAAGTACACGACGGCTGGTTGCGCTTGCTGATCGAGGTCACCGCTCCGGCCGGTAGACAGACCTTTGAACATTCCGTGAGAGTGATCTGATGGCGTACGACGCCCCCTCATTTGAAACCATTCGAACTCGCGCGTTGCGGGATATACGGTCGCTGTTACCGGACGCCGACATCACCAGCGACAGCGATAACTACGTGCGCGCCAGTTCGGTTTCGGCAGTGGCAGAAGGTATCCACCAGCAAAGTGCTTGGACTGCCAGGCAGATATTCCCTGATAGCGCGGACTTCGACGAACTCAAAAAGCACGCCGCCACCCGTGGTGTGTATCCGAAGTCGGCGACCGTAGCAGGTAGCACTATCGCTCTCACTGGCACAGCCGGACGTACACTCCTGGCCGCATCTCAGGCCCGTCATAATGCTAGCGGCATCGTGCTCACAACCACGGCAACGGTCATATTTGCCGCTGATGGCACTGCGGTTGCGCCCGTAACCACGACCGATACCGGCGCAGCGCTCAACGGTTTGGAAGGGGCGGCAACTCTCACCAGCCCACCATTAGGCGTGGACAGTGCCTGCACACTGGCAGCGCTCAAGGGCGGTACTGACGATGAAAAACAAGAGAGTCTCTTAGCCCGTTACCTGGACATACTCCGCAACCCGCCGAGCGGCGGAAATGTGGCCGACTACCGGCGCTGGGCGTTGTCGGTGGACGGTGTATCCACGGTGCTGGTCATTCCCAAGCGCCGTGGTGGTAACTCTATTGATGTGGTGATCACCTCGGCTGGCGGACCTTCGTCAGCGGGTATCATCGCCGCATGCCAGGCCTATATCGATAGCGTGGCTCCGGCCGGGGCTGATGTCTGGGTATTCACTCCTGCCGTACTCAGTGTGAACTTGGCGCTACGTTTGGCACCGGCAGTTGGTTACACGTTGGCAGATCTGCAAAGCCCCGTAGAGTCGGCGGCGGCGGATGTCATCGGTCCGTTGGTGGCACTGGAAACCCTCTACCGCATTCGACTTACTGCAGCGATCAGCAGTCTTGCTGGTGTAGTGGACTTCGACCTGGTCACGCCTGCTGCCAATGTTTCGGCTTCTAGCGACCCCACTATGGTCAGGTGGATTCGGCTTGGCAGCGTCACTCTGGAGCCGATGGCATGAGCGAATTACTTGTTGAGCAGCTTCAGGCGTTACTCCCGCCCGTCTCTTATGACCCTAAGGGCAAGATACTCCTGGCTCAAATCACCGCCGAAAGCGTGGCTCTAGGCGACGCGCTAGCAGCATCGGAAGCAGTCGGGGGCGCTATTTTTCCAGCCTCAGCGGGTAACTACCTTTCCGACTGGGAGCGTGTTTACAACCTCAGGCCTGCTGACGGCGCCACCATGGATGATCGTGTGCAGGCCGTTGAGGCCGCCATGGCTGACCTGGGCGGTCAGTCTATTCTTTACTTCATTCGGATGGCCTCACTGTTTGGCGTGGAGGCTGCTGTCGAGACCTTCAGAATACCTGTTGTCGGCCTGTTGAATGCGGGCGACCCGGTCTACTCCGGCGACTGGCCCTTTACCTGGCGAGTGAATGCGCCGCTTTTGGCATCCCCGAATGCGGCAATGGAGTCTCGGATTACCAGTCGACGACCAGCCAATACAGACGTGGTGTTCGGCTACGGCAAAGAAGTCGTCGAGAGCATCGTCGATAAAGTGGACCAACTGTTCAATGCCATTCATTACGTGGTGCCCGCCGCAGTGGCCGGCATCGTGGATCGATAGCATGCAGAGAATTTTGAGCCAGGCCGATTTTGTCTCGGTGCTGGGATTGTTCCGCTATAGCACCGCTGCCGCTGAGTTGCTCAAAGCTATGCAGCCCTTCGGGCGAATGGAGAAAGATGATGACTGATATTTCAGCGCTGGAGAGTTACGCGGGGCAGTTGTCGGAAGCGGCTCAACTTTCGCGAGGGGCGGCGGAAAAACAGCATCAATATATTCATGGCGATGCCACGACTGATGTAGTTACTGAGTCGGGGCCAGTGCCGACAATTGCAAAGCAAGCCCGCTTGTCTATGGAACAAACGGCGGGTTTACAGTTGGAACTTGCCAGTGCAGACGATGCCGCAAAAGGGGCGAGTTTAATCGGTGACAAGGGCACCACTGTCAGCGCGGCCCTTGAGCTGAATCTGCGAAAACCGAGGAAAGTGTTCAGCAAGCTTTTTGCGGCAGCATCGGCTATCAGCCATCTGCGGGTGGTCATTATTGGTGACAGCTTGGCCGGGGCAAAAATGCTTCAGCTCAACGCATCACTGGATCGCCGGATGGGCGGGGTTAACATGAGTGGCGTCAATAGCACTGGCACAGGCTCTGGTGACGGGACGCCCACCGGAGGGTTTGACCTCTATATCAATACCTCTTCGCTCGTGACTGCTGAAACCCTGCAGTACCAGTATTGGCCTACCGGGCTTGTCAGTCGTCTTAATGATGGCGCATCAGCGCTTTGGGTGCGTGCGGGATCTTCGCCAACTTTTACTGATGTGAAGGTGTATTACATCAAAGAGCCCTCCGCAGGCACGCTGAACCTTTCCGTCGGCGGTAACGTCGTGGCAACCGTCTCCGCTGCCGCTGATGTGACTGGTCTTGGCGTTTTGTCCTACACGCAAGCAGCTGCTACTGGCGCCGTGTTGACTACCGTTTCTGGCGGTTCGGTACGCATACTCTTTGTGCATACCCGCAACACCAGCGTGTCCGGTCTCGACGTGTATCAGGCCATGAACCGTGGCGGACTGTTGTTGGCGGATGCAACGGCATCCGCGCAGGGGCGATCGATCTGGCAGGCGGCACTGACTGACATAAACCCGGACTTCATCACCTTTGAGATGGATGACGACTTCGGGGATGGGGCAGCCGCTGATGCGTCGTTCAACTATCTTGTGGACATTCTTGATACGTCCAGTCCATATGCCGACAAGCTGTTCATCGGGTCTACACCGAGAACCCTAAACGACTCGCTCAAGATGAGGTCCGGGCATTACCTGAAGGGCTTCTGCGGCAACAAAGGGGCGTCTTATCTGTTCTTCGACAGTTATCACCTCTTGGGCACGCACGCCGATATGAACACCATCTTCGGGACGGACGATGGCACCCATCCAGTAGCCGCCGCCCAGGCTTATGCCGCCGAGATGTTATGGGAGTTTCTCGGGCTTAACGGATTCAACTTAGGGTTCGTTTCTCGTGCGGTCAACGACCGTGGCACCCCATCCAGGCTCGCGCGCGGTACAACCATTGGTGATCGCCCAGGCAGGGAAATTTCGATCACTGGGGACGCCTCCTCGGGTTCGGACTTTACGCTGAACATGACGCGTTCTTTTGCACTTGCCAGCTCTACTGGAGTGGTCCTTCGCAGGACTTCGGTAAACCCCGGTGTGGTCTCCAACGTTGAGCCCATGGCCACCGACTTCGACACGCCCGCAAACGTACGCAAGCGCAACATAGTTACGGCGTCGGGAATAGAGATCACCCAGCTCGTAAAAACCGACAACCCAGGCGGCATGCAGCATCTGCGTGCGGGCCTGTTCTTCAACAGCTTTACGCGGGCTCAGCTATTGGCGCTCAGCGCGGCCAGCCAAATTGGGGCACTGGCGTACTGTTCGGACTGCACCGGTGGTGCTCAATGGGTCTATGCGAAAGGCCCGGCCTCGCAAGATTGGGTCACAGTGGCCGGCAATACCGCGATCTAAACTTCAAGAGGTGACCAGCATGGCACTTACACTGGATTTGATTTACAAAAACGTAGAGGTCAAGGGCGCTTATGTCACGGTGGCAGTGGTTACCTTGGGCGCAGATAAAGCGGAAATGAACTTCAGCGTTCAGACATGCGCCGAGCCTAACTGCGAACCCTTGACGTACGTGTACCACAAGACACGGTACGACATGGACGGTGAAAACCCGTTCAAACAGGCATACGAGTACCTGAAAACTCTGCCTGAGTTTGAAGGCGCCACCGACTGCTGAAACAAGTAACTGATCAATACCCGCGTTTGCGCGCACGGGGCGAATCTCGGGGCCGTAGGAGTTTTGTTTGATGGATAGAATATCTGCTTTCACAGACCTAACGGCACCTGGCGGCGCCTTTCGGTATGGTACTAGCGCAGGCGGAGTCGCTCCCACTCCAGTCAAAGCCGAATGGCTCAACCTGGTCCAGGAAGAGCTGTGCCATTTCATCCTCGCTTACCTCCCCGCCCTAGATGCTGAGGACAACACTCAAGTGTTAAAGGCGATTCGGGCAGCGGTTGCTAACTATGCGGTGAAGGCAACGTCATTGGCCGGGTACGGCATTATCGATGCGTACACGAAAAATCAGACTGACTTTCTACTGTCCGGGAAAGCAAACAATGCCATCACCCTCGCCGGTTATGGCATCGGCGACGCCTACACCAAAACTACGACCGATTCACTCCTGAATTCACTGCGTCAGACCATCCAAACCGCACTGGACGCACTTGACCTCGCGAAGCAAAACAAGAACACGGCGTTGCTGGGTGTTAACGGGTGGAAGTTGGACAGCGCTACGGGGGTGTTAGAGCAGTGGGGGCAAGGTAGCGTAGGCGCAGATGCTGTCAGTGCGCCAATCGACTTTCCAACACCGTTTGCTCAGGTTTACAACTGCTTCGGGAACAAAGTAACGCCCAACTCCACAGACGCTGATGCCAACGCTGCGGGTGCCTACGCGGTCAGCAACACGCAATACAGGCTGTTCAACGATACGGTGAACTTTGGGGCAACGATTCATTGGCGCGCGATAGGGAAAGCCCCCGGCTACTGAGGTGCCAAATCTTTCGCTAAAATTTGGTGGTTCCGGTTGAGCCAGTGGTGCCAAGTGATGCGTCAAGTGGTGCCAAATCCGACGCGCGCTTACACTGAAAACTCGGTCGGCTCTAAGGCCGCCGCGCTCTTGCTTTTGATCTAGAAGCGCCCCGTCAAACACGCTGGCCGAACGCAGGCTTTGGAGCGTGGGTAACCCGGCAGGACGCCGGGTTAGCCGCGC